AAGTGGATCGTGCCGAAGACGGCCTGGATTGATCCGCTAAAGGACGCGCAAGCAGAGCAGATCGCCATCGCCGGCGGTACGATGAGCCGACGTGAAGCCGTCGCCGCCCGCGGCATTGATATCGAGGCACTCGACCTTGAAATCGCCGCCGACAATGAACGCGCCGCCCGCCTTGGGCTGACGTTTAGCAAGGTTGCCGCCGCCAACGACAACCAAACGCCCGAAGCCGCCGAGGCGGCCTAACCTTTGGAGTCTTCATGACCAAGAAGAACGCCGCCCCACCGGGCGAGCAATCCCGCACGTCCGACGATACCCGGAATCGGGCGGCGGGCAACCTGTCGAGCTTCGACCCCGAAGCCCGCACCGTCGACGTGGTCCTCGCGACCGATACGCCAGTGCGTGTCCGCTCGTGGGAGGGCGCGTACGATGAAATCCTGGCAATCAATGCAGCGGCCATCGACACCGCCCGCCTCGATAGCCTCGCACTCCTCGACTCGCATGACCGTTACAGCGGCCTGGCGTCACGGCTGGGCGGGATAGTCCCTGGCTCCCTCCGCATCGAAGGCGGCAAGGCCATCGTGACGGCGAAGATCTCGCGCAACGAACGCGGCCAGGCGCTCTTCGACGACCTCGCCGACGGTCATGTTCTCCCGGCTTCCGTCAGCTTCAGGCCGATTGAGCAGAAGCGAACCGAAGCGCCACCCGGCGGCGTTGCCACCGTCAATGTGACCCGTTGGATGCCACTCGAGCTCTCAATCGTCAGCGTACCCGCTGACCCGGCCGCCAGCACCCGCTCCGAATCCGAGCAAGACACTCCCCTCAAAGGACCCAAAATGACCCGTAAGGAACAGAACGCCGAAATCCGCTCTATCGCCGAAACAGCCGGCCTCGACCGCGCATGGGCTGATGAGCACATTGACGCTGAAACCGAGCTTGATGCCGTCCGTGCCGCTGCCCTTGAGGCGATGCGCGCCCGTGGTGCCGCTGCCGCTACGATCCGGTCGTCGCACAACGACAATACCATGGACAACCCTGGCGCCCGCCGCCGCGCCATGACCGAAGCCGTGTATGCGCGCACGACACCTGGTGTTACGCTTAGCGAACCCGCGCGTCAGTATGCCGGCCTCCCTGCACTTGAGATCGCCCGCGAATGCCTTCGGCAGACCGGCGCTAATGTGGTTGGGATGACCCCTTCGACGATGATCGACCGCGCCCTGTCTACTTCAGACTTCCCCCTCATCATGGGAGACGCCGTGGGTAGGACTCTTCGCGAAGCTTACAGCGCCGCGCCTTCGGGCCTGAAGCTGGTTGCGCGCCAGACCACCGCCGACAATTTCCGCGCCAAGCATCGCCTCCAGCTTTCTGAAGCCCCGCGGCTGGAGAAAGTCAACGAACTGGGCGAGTTCAAGCACTCTAAGCTTGAAGAGGCCAAGGAGAGCTACGCTCTAGCGACCTACGGGCGCATCATCACCTTGTCGCGCCAGATGATCGTGAACGATTCCTTGAATGCGTTCGCCGACCTCGCACGCCGCCTCGGTCAGGCAGCCGCGGCAACGGAAGCGCAGCTTCTGGTCGACCTGCTTATCGCCAACTCCGGCACGGGTCCGGTCCTAAGTGATGGCTCCGCCTTGTTCCATGCCGCGAACCACAAGAACTATGTGGCATCCGGTGCGGCTCTGTCGCTCGACACCCTCGGCGCGGCTCGTCTCGCTATGCGCAAGCAGACTGGTCTCACCGGCGAGCTCATCTCCGTCCAGCCGAAGTTCCTGGTGGTCCCGCCGGATCTTGAAACGAAGGCCGACCAGTTGATGACGCAGATCACGGCAACAAAGGCCGAAGACACGAACGTGCTTGCTGGCAAGTTCTCCGTCGTTGTTGAGCCTCGCTTGACCGATGCCACCCGTTGGTACGTGGTAGCCGATACCGCATCCTGCGACGGCTTGGAATATGCCTATCTTCAAGGCGAAGAGGGCGTCCAAATCGAGACGCAGCAGATGTTCGAAAAGGACGGCGTCTCCGTGAAGGCCCGCGTCGATTTCGGTGGCGGCTTCGTCGACCACCGTTCTTGGTACGCGGCCAAGGGCTAAGCGGTGACCATCGCTGAACTCCAAGAACAAAGGGCGCTCCTCGTGAGCGCCCGCTCCACCGGGGCGCTGCGCACAACCTTCAGAAGTGGAGGCACGGAACGCACAACCGAATACAAATCGGATAGCGAAATGGCTGCGGCCCTCTCTGCACTGGACGCCGAAATCGCGCGTCTTGCGGGCACGCACAAATCGACCATCCGACTCTCCCTTTCGAAAGGATTCTAGACATGGCTAAGAACTACATTCAGCAGGGCGACACCATCACTGTCACCGCATCCGCAGACGTCGCATCCGGCGCCCTCGTTGTTGTCGGTGCGCTTGCGGGCGTGGCGCTATTCAGCGCCGCATCGGGCGAAGAGGTGGAAATCAAGACCACCGGTGTCTTCGAGCTCGCCAAGACCTCCGCCCAGGCATGGACCGTCGGCGCACCGATATACGCAACGTCGGCCGGCGTAGCCACCACCGTTGCGACCGACAACGTTGCGATCGGCCATGCCGTTGCCGCCGCCGCCAACCCCTCGGCAATTGGTCGCGTCCGGCTCTCCTTCTGATGACGAACTGGAAGGCTTTGGAGGCGCTCAATGACCGCATGGTCTTGGGCGTCAACGACGAGGAGGTTCGCCACCTTCCGCAGAAAAGCGGAACGGCTGACCCCGGCCGTCCCGTGCAGAACATTCGGGGCGTGCTCCATACGCCGAACCCGGCGGGGACCATCAATATAGGAAACGGTCTGACCACCACCTTGTCGGCTGCTGAAGCTGCGCTGGTGGTCAATCGCGTCGACTACCCGGCGATTGTTTTCCGAACTGGCGACGTCATCCGTGGCAACGAACTCCTCGGCACGCCGCTATGGGAGATCAAAACGGTCAACGACCGCTACTCGTCCATCATCGTCCTGGCGCTGAACCAGAAATAGCCGGCCATGCTGAAAATCCTCGCCGACATCGAGCGCATCAACCGTGCGCTCTTTCCACCACGCCCCCATCCAGATCCGGACTGCCGGCGCATCGACGCCGCTTATCTCCGTGAGCTCCTGAAAGAGGAATCAAATGACACAGACTGTAACTGTAAAGCTCGAAACGCCCGTGGAATTCAATAAGGCGACCTACGCCGAACTGACCTTCCGCAAGGCCAAGGCTCGCGACTTCGTTGCCGCCGATCTGGTGAAGGGCGATGCCCGCCGCGGGTTCGCCATCCTGGCGTCGATGGCCGACGTCCCGCTTCAGGTGATCGAAGAACTCGACATCGACGACTTTGAAGCCATCGGCGCAGAGGTCGCACCTCTCATGGGAAAGTCCCGGACGGGCCTGTCGGAGGCGGCAGCGACGGGCGTGTAGTCGGTATGACGGAGGCGGTGGCACTTGTGTGCCGCCACCTGTCGTCGCCGATTTCAGAGGTCGAAGACTTCGACATTGACCGTTTCCATCAATACTTCGGCGCAATGGTCGCCGTGATCAAATCGGAGGCGCCAGCGGATGGCAACCACTGAATCACGCTTGGTCGTCTCCCTCGTCGACCGGCTTTCCGGCGCGGCGAAACAGGTCACGGCAACCCTTGATCGTCTGACCGCAGCCCAACAGCGTAACAACGCCCGCCTCGATGCCATCCGCGGCAGGATGCTTGAGGCGGGTGCCGTGGCATACGGCCTGGCGCGCGCCATCGGTGCCCCGACACGTGCCGCGACCGAGTTCGAAACGAAACTCGAAGACATAGCGCAGAAAATCAACGCGCCGGTCGAGGCCATCCCCGAACTCGGGAAGGAAATCCGCGCCGTTGCCCGCGACGTTACACAGTCCGCCTCCGCAATCGCGGAAGGCATGGACGTGCTCACCGGCATGGGCGCCGAACGCGGTGATGCGCTGGCGCTGCTCGGGCCAATCGGCAAGGCCGCCACCGCTTACAAGGCATCAATCGCCGACCTTTCGCAGGCTGGCTACGCTGCACTCGATAACCTGAAGGTTCCGGCCGACCAGTTCGGCCGCGCGCTCGATGCCATGGCCCAGGCCGGTAAGGCTGGGGCCTTCGAGTTGAAAGACATGGCCTCGTATTTCCCGGCCTTGGGTGCCGGTTATCAGGCACTAGGCCAGGAGGGCGTGCCCGCCGTTGCCGACCTGTCAGCAGCGCTGCAGATCGTCCGCAAGGGCACAGGCGACTCGGCAAGTGCAGCAACGAACCTGTCTAACGTCCTGCAGAAGATCCGCGCACCGGCTACGGTCGCCGCCTTCAAAAAGATGGGCGTAAATCTTGAGAAGGAACTCGCCCGCGCTGCCGAAGCCGGCCTGACGCCTATCGAGGCCATCGCCGAGATCACGAACAAGACGCTGAAGGGCGACCTGGGCAAACTCGGCTATCTGTTTGCCGATGCTCAGGTGCAGGCTGGCCTGCGGCCGCTGATCCAGAACATCGAGGAATACCGCCGGATCCGTGCCGATGCACTTGCGGCACAGGGTGTGGTCGAGGCGGACTATCAGCGCCGCCTTCAAACGGGCGCCATGGCCGGCCAGCGGTTCGCCATCGCCATGGAGAACGTGAACGTCGCCATCGGCGCGGCACTGCTCCCGGCGCTATCGGACCTCGCCGACACGATTGTCCCAATCATCAACCGTATGGCTGCTTTCGCGGAAGCGCACCCGCAACTCACGCGAGTCATCGTCGGCACCGGCTCGGCACTCATCGGCCTTCGCATCGCAGCCTTGGCTGCGCAGTTCTCGCTCCTCTGGATGAAGGGCGGCGCAATCGCTGGCGCCATCGCAGGTCTCCGGGGGATGCGCTCTACAATCAACGGCTTCGGTTCCGCCTTCAAGGCGTTTCGTGCCGCGACCGTCGGCGCAACTATGCTCGGCGCAACGGGTGGTGGCGGACTGTTCTCCGGCATCGTCGCCGGCGCTGGTTCCGCCGTGACGGGCATCTTGTCCAGCTTCGCCGGGCTCGCGGCTGGCATTGCCGCTATCACCGCTCCGGTCTGGGGCGTCATCGCCTTGGTTGCAGGCGCGGTGGCCGGCCTTGCGCTGACGATCTACAACTATTGGGTTCCCATCTCGGAGTTCGTCAAAGGCTTCGTCGGCGTGATCTTCAATGCCCTCTCTGACCTGGCCGCTGAGTTGCTGGGCTTCGGCTCCCGCATCGCTTCGGCGGTCGGTTCATGGGCAACGGAAAAGCTCGTCGACTTCGGAGCCTGGCTCGGCATTGATGAAGCAACCGTGAGAGCCGCCATAGACCAGGCGGTCGCCGGAGTCACCGCTGCGGCGCAGCGGATAGTCGACATTGTGAAGGCCATCCCCGGCGCCGTTGCCGGATGGATCGGCGACATCTTCACGATGAACCAGTATTCGGAGGCAGCCACAAGCGGTTTCCGAACTGCGGGTGAGCAAGCGGGTCAAGCTCTGGTCGATGCCATCAAGGCGGCAATCAACGGCCTGGTTGACTGGTTCCGCGGGCTACCTGGCCGCATAGCTTCGGCCATCGGGTCGATTGACCTCGGCTCGCTCGTCAAATGGCCGCGGATGCCGTCGTGGCTTGGCGGCAGCGCCGCGCCGACTACCGAGGTGGAAGCCCGTGCAACGGGCGGCCCTGTTGCTGCTGGTCGGCCATACCTCATAGGGGAACGCGGCCCAGAGTTGATGGTGCCGAAGCATAATGGCTTCGTTGTGCCCAATCATCTGCTTTCTGGTGGTGGTGGTCCGGTTGCTGCTGGTCGTGGCAGCCGTGGCGATTGCTATGTGACGAACAACAACACATTCACGATCACCGGCGTAAGCGACCCTCATCAGGCCGCTGACATCGCGGCAGAGCGGCTGGGTGCAACAGCGAAGGCCACCTTCGAGGCGGCTTACAGCGACTAGGGAGAAACCCATGGCAGTTAAAATGGTATGGGCCGACCGCAACCTGGCCCGCCTTGCCAAACAGTTCGACCAACTGAATACCCGCTTTCCAAAGGTCTTGCCCCGCATCGTCAACCAGGTCGGCAACCGCGCCAAG